TAATATCATATTTAGATTCTGATGATATATTAGGGTCAAACCATATTCAAAAAATTGTTGATCAATTCGATTTAGATAAATTTGATTGGGTATTTTATAATGATTACTTAGTTCTTGATAGTACATTTAAAAAATTACAAAAAAGAATTGTAGAACCTCGTTGGACAAGCATAGGAACAAGCTCAATAAGCCACAAGAACATAAAAGAGACAAAAACCTTATGGCAAACAGGTTATGGACAAGATTTCGTTGCTGTTGTTAAAATGGCAAGCATTGGATTAAAATTTAAAAAATTAGAAAATACTCCAGAATACTTGGTATGTCACTATCAGAATGCAGATTATTAAAATAAACAATTATACTAAATTATAATATATAAATTTATGAAATATGAAGAATATATAAATGATCCACATTCTTATGAATATAATAAATATATATTTGAAAATTCTAAAAATATAAAAAAACATATTACTCAATTAGAATATGAATATTATAAAAGTAAAAATAACTTAAAATATACTAGAATTGAAAAAATTAACAAATTAAAACAAATTTCAGAAAATGAGCACAAATGAAAATTATGAACAAACTGGTGATGATGATTTAAAAATCACACTGAAACAATATGAAGAACTATTAGAAAAAAATGAATTAGAAATTGATAAATTAAAAGATGAAAATGAAAAATATTCTCATTTACAAGAAATAAGTGATGACTATGAAATTGACATAAATATAGTGAGAATGATATTAACCAAAAGAATGTGGTATCAAGAAACTATATAATAATATTAGAAAAAGAGTAATAATTCAATTATTACTCTTTTTTTGTTTTTTATGAAGGTGTAATTTTTATATATAATAAAAAATTAAACCTGATTACATGGCAACACCTCTTTATAAATCAATGAAAAACAAGGGAACATCATTTTACTCTTTCCCAAGTGCTGCAAGTGATGTAAATTTAGCGAATTATAATGATTATTATAATTTAAATTTTACAAAATTTGCGTTATTAAATATACCAAAGCAAACATTATCAAGTAATAATATGAATGATGGTGTTATGGAATTTATACCAAAATCAAATGTTGGTGAATCTCCTTTTTATTGTGATGATCCTAATACAGCAAAGCCATCACTATTATCAGAGCAATTAGTTGAATCATTAAGAAATTATGTAGCAAATTATGACACTGCGTTACATGAAAGTAGAATAAATACAAATACTGATTTTTATAATATCGCAGAACGAAACACACCTACTGAAGAAATATTCTGGAAATGGTGTAGAAAATTAAATATGATAGATTTTGAACCAGCAGTACATAAAGTTGACTGGGATAAAAACCTAACTGATTTCAATAATGAAAACAGCTCAACAATAACAAATCCTGATTATTTTCGTAAATATTTATGGAAAGAAAGGGAAATTATTGATTATCAAACAAAATGGGTAGAAGAAAGCACAGATGATTATCAAGGATCAGATGGCTATCACATTCCTAAATTTACTATATCAGGTCAGACCACTAAATTCAAAGTTGGTGATAATATATTATTAAAAAGTAATATATCATCAGACATATCTAATTTATCTGCTATTACTTTTGGATATTCATATAAAATATCATATATAGAATTTTCAAGTGGAAATACTTACATATGGATAGATACAAATTTTCAAGGTCAAACACAAACTTCATTATTAGGTACATATTTTAATTTAGATTATCATAAATTAATTGAATACGTTGGAGAAATTAATCAAATAACAAATATTCAGACTGCATCAAGAGTGGGACAAGAAGTAACGGCATACATACCAAATCAAGGAGGTGAAACACCAACTATTCTTTTTGGTACAAGAAGCAATACAAATTATTATCCTAATTTAGAGATACCAATACTTGCAGATGAAATTCAAACTGAAATTATTGGCGCAGAAAGTTTAAATTCTAACATAAGGACCAATCCTCAGGATTATCCTGGATCATTTTTTGGACAATTTGACACCGCTGATAATACATATTTATGCTCTGATGGAGATAATGTAAGATACCAAGGTGATTACTATGGCGTAAATTTAACTAATAACACAGGATTAAATTCTGATGATTATATTGAAAAATTAACTGATTTTAATTCTGATTCTATTGATGGAGTTTTTCTTGATGTGGATAGAACACACTATTATAAAATGAACATTGCTGGATTAGAATGTAAAAATTTTGATGAATTTAGTTCACTATCAATACAAGGACAAGCACCAAAGGATTTTGAATTCAATGCAATATTATGGTATTATGAATTAGTTGAAAGAGATAGCAATAACAATGTTAACTCTCATGTTAATCTATATGGGATAGAATTTTTAAATAATCCTGACAATGACGATGATAATTTTGCAACACAAATATCACCATATAACAAATTAGTGACGAATGGTACACAAGATGGATTATCTTATATGTTTAATTTGAATATAAATTATAATATAGATAATGACGTTAAACCGTTAACATACGATTCAACAACTATATATAATATGTTTGGATTTGATATGTATAATGAAATGATGAAAAGATTCTATCAAGTAAATGAAAATTTTGTTAATATTATAAATGAATTTGTTAGAATAAATTTGGATTTACAAGAAATGAAGAGTTTAATATATTCACAAACAGACATTGATGATTTAAAAAGCAAAATGTCAAATATGGAAAATTTATTAAAATTATATTCAACTAATCAATTTGTTGATTCTGATTCTACTGCAATATCTGTTGATTATTCAGGTATATATCCTAAACTTAAAATGAATGTTATTACTGTTGAATATGATGAAATAGAAAAAATTAGCATTTCACAAGTTTATAATTATAATTTGGCTAATACAGGAACATCATATCCAATATCGACATCTTTCACTAGTAATATGTTATTAAACATAATAAATGATAACATATCAACAAATGGAGGAGATGTTATCATTATGCTAGATCAGGATTTGAAAAATAAACAAAAAATAGACATTTTAATTGAACCTAAATATGCTCAATATTCACAAAAATTATATTTTAATATGATGTTCAATTATAATGGAGCAATATCTGAAGTAAATATTTTTTACACAGATTTACCGAAAGATGTCATAACAGGAAAATATATTAGTTTAACTCCAGAAAAATCTACATTTGATGATAATTTTTATTTAAATGAAAATATATATGTTAATTGTACAGATGTATATACAGGAACAACATTATGTGTAGACGGAGAATATGTAGAATTAATATTAACTGAGGATATGTTCAAATCTGGTAATACTATATATGTACAGAACCTGTATTTTAAAGATACATTTGGTAATGTCATTGATTATAGTGGATCTTATACAATAATAAATAAATTAGGTATAAATATAACAATAAACTTGTTACAATCTGTTGTTTGTGGGTATTTATTGGTTGGACAGCCAAGAATTAGTTATTATAGAGGTTTACAAGTTACTATGCTTAGAGTAGATGGTAGCAACACATCTTCATTCGCAGATAGATACAACATAACATATAAAATAATTTAACATATGGACATTTTAATAGAAGATTTAGTTAATAAAATAAAAAATGTATTTGATACAACTAAGGTATTATCAGTAGATACTATTTACGAGAAAATATTAAATTCAGAAGAATTGAGACTAATAATATCAATAAACAAAATTTTATACGATGACATTAATATCATTTACACAAAATTGATTTTTACAACGGATAACACGAAATCAAAACTAACGAAAAATTACTTTACATATTTACATGACATTAATTGTGAATATGTTAGAATTGAATTTTCTAGCTTAGATGATTTTGAAAATAAAATAAAAAATACATTCAAAGAAAATAAATTTGGAGAAAATATTAAAATACTGTCTGATTTTATAAAATCACCAGCTACTTTAATTAATAAATGGTTTGAAAATAATGAAGTTTCAAATATATCAGTTACTAATGTAGATGAACCAAAAATATCTATTATGCCTTGCAAATCAATATATTTTAATTTCAAATTATCATTAAGTAATAATCAAAATGTAGATTTAACTATTACAAAAAATGGAGAAGATGAATACAACTTTAAATTCGAAATATTTAAAGAAAAATATGAAGTAAAAGAAATAAATCTCAAACGATTAGTTGAAACAATAGGAGAAAATCTAAAAAAACACATCAAATAAAAAATAATTTAAAAAAGAGTGGCAAGAATCTCAAAACTTAATAGAATTTTCAATAGCATAGAATTAAATTATGCAAATTTAACAAATCAGTTAAATAATTGGATCAGTGCAACTTATAAAAAATCAAATATTCTTTATAATTCTGCTTCTCCATATGGACAAATTTTGAATTTTGTTAAAGAAATATTCATACAAAATATATTATATGTCAAAAATGCAGTAAGACAATTAGATATAGATCAAGCTGTTACTATCAGAACGATAAGAAATATCGCAAGAATTTCAGGACACAATCCATCTAGGGCAATATCAGCTCAAGGAACATTGAAATTTAAACTTAAGCAAGGAACAGATATCAGTCAGATTGCAGGTGGTAAAATTATAATATACAATGAAACACAATTAAAAAATATATCTAATAGTCTTTATTATTCAATAAAAACAGGAACGTATAGAAATTATTATACTTTAAAAAGTGGTTGTCAATTTTTCATTAATATAGTTCAAGGTAAATATGAAACACAAACATTCACTGGTGATGGTACATTATCTCAATCATTTCAAGTTGTAGTTAGCAACAATTCAACAATTGATAATTTTGATTTTCAAATATCATTAAATGGAGTAACATTAAAAGTAAGAGATCATTTATATGATATGCTACAAGATGAATATGCATGTTATACTAGAACTGGATTTAACGGTGGATTAGATGTATACTTTGGTAATGGTATAAATGGTTGTATTCCTAATATTGGTTCTGTCATAGAAGTTAAATATTTAACAACAAATGGATTGGCTGGCAATATATTAAATAACAATATCAATGGATTCAATTTTATTACAGATATATATGACAGTGAAGGTAACATTATACAAGCTGATAAATTATTTGATATTTTTATAGAAACTGATATAAATTTTGCCAGTGATGGTGAGAGTATTGAATATACCAGATCTGTAATTCCTTATGTGTCAAGAAATTTTGTTCTTGCTACACCTGATCAATTTATATACCATCTAATGAAATTGAATATGTTTTCAAAAGTTAACGCATTCAATACATTAGATACTATTAAAATTGATCTAAATTCTTCTACTACCAATTTAGTAGAAACAAATTTAAATGAAATGTATTTGTATTTAATACCAAGAATAACAGATCATTTTTCATCTAGTGTTAATTATTTTAATGTTCCTTTTGATTATTTTTATCTTAATCAAGATGAAAAAAATAGAATTATAAGTTATCTTAAAATTCAAGGTATTGTTAGTATATCATCAATAATAAATATCATAGATCCAATAATAAAAAAATATATAGTAAATGTTTTTATTAGAAGGTATGATGATACATCAGAAGATAATATCAGAGAACAAGTTCTTGATACATTATCAACATACTTCTCTTCATATAGTAGATATGATAGAATTGTAAAAGCGAATTTAATAACAGAATTAAAAGATATTGATGGAATAGATTCTATAAATTTGGAATTTGTAGGTAAAGACAATGAAGATTACAATAGAAATGGAGCATTATTATCCTCTACGCAACCAAATGTATTACAATCTACTTATGTGTCTAATTCTAACTCTGTAAATGCATACACTAATGTATATCAAAGTACAATAACATCAGCAAACAACTCAAACGCTATGAAATCTGATAGTAGTAAATCTGCAACAACTCCAAATTATTCAAGTTCAATAATTGGAAATTCAAATTTATCTGCTTCTATTGGTAATAGCACAGTTGTATCATATAATAATACATCACAATATGATTCATCAAAACTGATTGGATTAGATCCAGTGTTGGGTGATATCATCATAGGAAACAACGAACTAGTAGTATTAAGAGGTGGTTGGATAAATAGAAACGGTATTTATTTTGGAGAAGATCCTACATCATCATCAGGATTTAGTACTGTTAATATTATTTGGAAAGGAGTAACATACAGAACATAATTATGAAATATTTGAAAAAATTTGAAAAAAAGAATCTAATATACATAGAGGGTGATCATGTGTTTGTTTCTGGCTATCCAGATATTAACAATTTTTGTCAAATATCTAAAATCAATAGTCATAAATCAAATGGTGGTTGGGATTATATGGTTAATTTTTTTGACGATGATGGATATCATTCATTTCCTAACGGAATACACATAGATGAAGATGATATAGATAGATATTTAACAGCAGATGAAATTTTAGAATATGAAATAAAAATATCATCTGATAAATATAATATTTAATTATTCAAAAACTCGTTGATTATATCATCTTTGTTATCTAATACATAGTTATGTATATAATATGCGAGTTTTTTATAATTTTTATATTCATATATATCCTTAATATTATAATCAGTTAAAAAATTATCATCACAAGATAATAAATATTCATTTTCTACATCAAACCAATACACCAGCTCATATATTTTATCAACAACTTTCATGGATAACAATACTGCTACTCCATTGTTTATTTTTCCTATATAATCAATTACAGATATAAAATTTGACTCATCCATTTACAATCTATCTTTTTTTATATATATAATAAAAATAAGGTTTAAAATGGCTCTAAATGATATAAAAGATTTTAGCATAAGATATCCTGGTCACCCAAAATACTCATCAGATAAAATCATAGAAGATGATGATGTTGAAGTTATAGTTCAAAAATTAGAAATGATACTATACACAAACAAAGGCGATGTATTGGGTGATGAAGACATGGGCGCAAATTTGGAATACTATCTTTGGCAAACTAATGTTACAACAGAAACACTAAAAAATTTAGTAGATGAGCAAATTCAGATATATATACCTGAACTATTAGCGATTGGCTACAATTTTGATTTGTATTTATATGAAGGAACATTACAGGATATTCTACGCTTAGATTTTTCAATAAAAGGATATAATATTGAATTTATTTATGAATAATTATATTTTCACTGATATTGATGGAGTTTTAAATCCTAAATATAAAAAGAATTGGGATAAAAAATGTATTAATAATTATAATAGAATTTGTAGCGATTTAAATTTAATTGCTATCATAACATCAACATGGAGAGTTAGATATACAATAGAAGAATTACAAAAAATATTCATTAAACAAGGAATAAAAGTAATTATAAATGATTACACACCAATTTTAAATACTGATAGAGGGTTAGAAATAAAAAAAATGGTTAGATGATAATGAGCATGATAAATATGTAATTATTGATGATAAAATTTCTGAAATAGTACCGTATGTTAATAATATAATACACTGTAAAGGATGGATTGGATTAACAGAAGAACATTACGAAGAAATAAAAAAAATGATGAATTATGGCTGATAATAAAGTTGAAGATTTTATATTAACAACAGAAATTGTAAATGAAATAACAATAAAAGAAAATTTAGGTAAACCTTTAAAAAGGTTTGAAAAATTGTGGTTCTCTAACATGAGAGGTATTCGCAGAACAAATCTAACATTTGCTATGACTGAGTTAGAATTTGAAGAATATATAAAATGTAAAATCAATGTTCAATATTTTGCTGAACATTATTGTCAAATTAAAAGAGAAGATGGTTCAATTGGTCCAATGAAACTACGTGACTATCAAAAAGATATTATTGACTTATATACAAAAAATTCAAGAAGTATATTAATGGCAAGTCGGCAGACAGGAAAATGTAATTATTTTAACAACAAAGTTTTGATGAAAAATATTGACGGTACAGAATATACTATATCTATTGGAGAGTTATATTATAATGAATTAAAGAAGGATAGGAAGTTTAATATATTTGAAAAAATAAAAATACTTTTATATAAAATAATAGATAAAATTGAAAAATAAAAAATTGTGACTAAAAGTCACAATTTTTTAAAAAGTTTATTTTTTATAAATAAATTTCATATTTCCGGAATCATATATTCTATAAATTTTTCTTTCTAGCATAATATCATGTTCTGTTTTATTAATGTTATTAATATTTTCTTTTATTAATTTATTTTTTTTGAAATTAAATCTATCTTTTTTTATCCCATTAATTATATAACAATATGAAGGTGATGTATTTTTTATAAAATTAAATCCTAATTTATAACACATTTCTCCTTTACTCCAAGATTTATCATCATAACATATTATTTCATCATAATCATATTTATCTATAAAATAATCAAAAATTTTATTATATCCTTCTATAACTATAGTATTTAATTTATCACAAAATCTCAACATTTCACAAGATTTATAATCATTTTTATGCTGTTTATCTTTTTTTATATTACCAAATATCATTAATGACACGAGAGAATCTTCATAATAAAGTCCAATTTTAATTTTAGAATTTATATATCCTTGTAAATGATTTTTATTTAAAAAATCATTTACAATATTATTATCTGATATTTCGATTATATTAGTTTTTGTTGATAATATTTTATTTTCAATATTATCTAATATATTTAAAATTTTTGATTTTATAATGTCTTTTTTGTATATCCAATCATCTTCATAAATATGAATTAATTGTATTCCTTTATCTTCACACATTTTAGTTTTCATTGAATGATAATTATTTGGTTTATACAATTCATTGTGCCAATATAATCCATTAAATTCAAATGCCAATTTTAAATCTGTAATATAAATATCCAACTCAAAAGGATTTATTACAAATCTATCATTTTTAACAATATTATAATTACAATTATTAAAAATAAAATCACATACATCATTTTCTTTATCTGAATTTGAACTTCCTATTGGATTACAAATAGTACACAACGATGTATCTGTACATATTCTATTATAAAATATAGTTTTTGGAATTTCAAATTTATGTCCTTTTTCACACTTACATATATAATTATATTTTTCGTAATTCACATCTAATAAATTATATTTAGCATACATGTTTATTAGTCTTTCCTTTCTTTTATCAAATATTTTTTCTCTAATATAATCCACTTTAAATATACTATCTACACCATATTTTTTAAGACAAGTTTCTTTATTTTTAATCATATTATTATAATTTTTATCACCATATTTTTCTAATTTTGTTTCTTTATTTTTAATCATATTATTATAATTTTCATTACCATATTTTTCTAATTTTATTTTTTTTATATTTTTTTAGAACATTCTAATTTATTAAAATGATCAACTCCATATTTTTTGAGACAAGTTTCTTTATTTTTTTCTATGTTATTATAATTTTTATTTCCATATTTTTTTAATTTTGTATCTTCTGTTTTTAAATGTTTACATTTAATACAATAATACATTTTAGATTTTTCAATGTTATTATTATATAATCTATATTGTATATATTTTTCATCCCCACAATTATCACATTTCACATTAACTTTAAAGGCACTTGTTTTTTGTAAATCTTCTATTTTAATATTGAAATTATCACCAGTTTTTAATATATATCCTATACTTCTATAATATGTAATATTTTTACTACTTACACTAATATTCACAAAATCATCAATTATCATATTCGTTTTTTAATTATATATTAATATTTGATAGGTCAAAATGTAATATAACTATTAAAAATAAATAAAAATAAATACACTCATCATTTTTTAATATATAATTAAAAATTAATTAAAATTAATGTTTAAAAAATTTATTAAAAATGTAATATATTTTATAATTCAATCTATTGAAAAATATGAATTTAGAAATTTTAATCCTAATGAGGAAGATATAATGAAGAAATTCGTTAATACTATATTCCTTGATAAAGAAATATTAGTAGAAACAGATTATGGATTTGTTCCAGTGACTGAAATGAATATAACTCAACCATTTCAAATATATAGTCTAGAATTAGAAAACGGATTATGGCTTGAAGGCGCTGATACTCATATGATTTTTTGTAAAGATCATAATATAAAAATGTTAATAGATTTGACTACAGATGATTATGTATTAACAAAAAAAGGAGAAAGTAAAGTCAAAAAAATTTCTAAACTAAAAAACAAAGTGAGTATGTTCGACCTATCTATAGATACTCCTGAAATGAGCTACTACACAAATGATATACTTTCTCATAATACAGTTTCTGCAGCCATAGTTTTACTTCATTTCGTGCTATTTAATGATGATAAAGGATGTATGGTAGTGGCAAATAAAGGAAAAACAGTAAAAGAAATCATACGAAAAATAAAAGATATTTATAAGTTAGTACCATTTTTTCTTAAAAAAGGAGTAACTAACTGGAATGAAACTCAGATTGCATTTGAAAATAATTCAAGAATTCAAACAGAGAACAGAACTAAAGATCCCTCGATCGGATTTACTATAGATTTTCTTTATCTCGATGAGTTTGCTCACATTCCAGATAATTTCATTAGAGATTATTATGGTGCTATTATTCCAGTAGTATCATCAGTTAATAATTCGCATATTGTAATAACATCTACTCCAAATGGATATAATATGTTTTGGGAATTATTCACAAATGCTGAATTACCAGAGGATGATCCATTAAAAAATCCATATAAGGCTATGAGAGTCTTATGGAATCAAGTACCAGGAAGAGAAGACACTAAAATTAAAGTAATGGATGCTAAATTAAAAAAATTCAATATAGCAAAATCTTCTTTATTACGAGAAATAAGAGACAAATATGATATTACGTTATACAAAAAAAGCATAGGAGAAGATATGTTTGATTGTGTCGCTTATAATGTGTTGGATGAAAAAACTCACATTGGTAACATAAGAAAGATAAGAATAAATGGTATTCCTCTACCCGAATTGGCAGTTGTTAGTAACTGGCAAGAAGAAGAAACTAAATTATTATTATCCTCTGATAAATTTGATCAAGAATATGGATTACATTTTGTCACAGGAGATAAAATTCTTTTCAACAAAGACACAATTGATTTATTAAAAAGTAAACAATTACCTTTTGATAATATAAATATTAATCAATTTGAAAAGTTTAAATTTCCATATGAATCTTTAAAATTTGTAAAAGATTTAAGTCTATTTAATGTTGCGAGATCAAAAGAATACTACACAGTTCTTTCTATAGATTTATCAGAGGGACTAGCAAAAGATTTTTCTGTTATAAATATATTCAAATTAGAATTAAGAGATAAAAATGAAATAGAAAAATATGAATACGATAACATACAAGATTTATTTAAACTTGAGCAAATAGGACTATTTAGAAACAATTTATACTCAATCAGAGAACTTGCCCATATGCTCTATCTTATTGCATTTGAGTTATTTGATCCAGAAAAAACTAAAATAGTACTAGAATATAATACATATGGTTCTGAATTATTAGCACATCTTCCTAATGTATTTGATGGTAAAAATAATTATTCGAATTCTGTATTTTTAAGATATAAACACAACAGAGAAGATATAGCAGGTAAAATAGGAATGAAATTAAGTAAAGATAAACATCTAATTATTGACAAGGAATTTCAGCAATCAATTAGAAATAGAAAAATGATATTACACAGTGAGATAAACATAAAGGAAATAACCACTTTTAGTAAGCATGAAACAACATCTGGTATGATTACATACAAAGCTGAGAGCGGAAACGATGATGTTGTAATGACAACTATAACACTATCCA